ATGTTGATAACACTAGAGGAGAGCTAGAAGACCGTGGGTTAGACACAAGATGGTTGGCTATGAATTTCACAAAAAAATCTAAAAATACTATGGCATCTGTCTTTGAAAATTTTGTCCATTCAGGTATATTAAAACTAATCAAAGACGAAAGACAAAAGCAGCAAATCTTGTCTGTTAGTAATGAATTAAAAGCTCCAAATACACCAATGGGACATGGGGATGCTTTTTTCTCTATTGCTATGGCTTTGCAATCAGCTCATAACACTGCTTACAAGTATGTAGATTTAGGCAGTGCTACTGATTGGTTTAATGCTGTAAGTCCAGGTGAAACTCCTGAAAGTCGAAGACAAGGAATGGATGAGAAAAAGGGACTAGGTCCTCAACCTAACCCTTTACAAATGGAACCTTTAAACGAGGTTCAAAGAATGGAAAAGGCCCCAAACCCACAATGCAAAGAGTCTGTATGTAATTCAAACTTTTGGGTTCCAGAAAGAGGACTTTGCATATATTGTGGTTATCGCAAATAATAAGAAAATACAGGAGAAAACAAAATGATACTAAGAGACAAATTAAACACACGTATAGAAAACAAACCATCTATTACAGACCAAGCTAACGTTATATTAAGTCATAGGTATCTTTTAAAAAACTCAGAGAACAAGGTAATAGAAACACCAGAAGAATTATTCAAAAGGGTTGCTAAAGCCGTAGCAAGTATTGATACTACGTATGGTAAATTGCCTGTAGATGCAGAACTTACAGCTAAAGATTTTTATTTAATGATGTCTAATTTAGAGTTCATTCCAAACTCTCCTACACTGATGAATGCTGGTACAGAACAAGGAACACTTTCAGCGTGCTTTGTGTTACCTCTAGAAGATAGCATGGAAGGTATAATGAAATCTTCTACAGACGCTGCTATGGTACAGAAATTTGGTGGAGGTACCGGGTTTTCTTTGTCTAAGTTAAGACCTAAAGGTTCCGCTATAAAAACTACTCATGGGGTGGCTTGTGGACCTATAGAGGTACTAAAAACTCTATCAAGAGTATCATCTATGATAACTCAAGGTGGTAAGAGAGACGGTGCTAATATGGCCGTAATGTCTGTGTATCACCCTGACATATTGGAATTTATTGAATGTAAAAAAGTAGAAGGGGATATTCACAATTTTAATATTTCTGTAGGTGTAGATTCAAACTTTATGAATGCTGTAAAACACGACATGAATTATTCTTTAGTAAACCCTAAAGACAATTCAGTAGAAAAACATATAAATGCACGAGAAGTGTTTAATAAAATAGTCGAGGGAGCTTGGAGAAATGGAGAACCAGGAATGATTTTCCTTGACCAAGTAAACAAAGATAATCATGTTAAAAAAGAATATGGTGAAATGATTGCTACTAATCCATGTGGAGAACAGCCCTTGCTACCAAATGAATCATGTAACTTAGGCTCTATTAATTTAGCGAAGTTTTATCAGAAAGCTGCAGGGCCTACACATGGGTGGAAAGAAAAAATAGATTGGAAAAACTTAGAATGGGTTACACGAACATCTGTTCATTTCTTAGATAACGTTATAGATGCAAACAAGTATGCTACACCTGAAATAGAGCAAATGACTAAAGCTACTAGAAAAATAGGTTTAGGTATAATGGGGTTTGCAGACCTGCTTATTCAAATGCAAGTGCCCTACTCATCTAAGTTAGCTAGAGATATTGGAAGAGATATTATGTCTTCTGTTAGAACTTGGGCAGACGATGAGTCTAAAAAATTAGCCGAAGCTAGAGGAGTCTTCCCTGCGTGGGAAAAAAGTAATTATAATGTTCCTTTTAATAAAGAGAAAACCCAAAGGTTTAGAAACCATTGTAGGTTAACAGTTGCACCTACAGGGACAATATCAATGATAGCTGACACATCTAGTGGGATTGAACCTACATTTGCATTGGCTTGGAAGAAACAAAACATTCTTGAAGGTAAGACACTAAACTACGTAAACAAATATTTTGAAGCAGATGCTAGAAAGCATGGGTTTTATTCTGAAGACTTGATGGATTATTTAGCTGAGGGTGGTTCTTTAGCTAGTGCACCACAAGTGCCTGATTGGGCGAAAGATGTATACGCTACAGCTCCTGAGATAACACCAAAAGAGCACGTTCTTATGCAAGCAGCTTTTCAAGAGTCTTGTGATTCTGGTATTTCTAAAACTATCAACTTTCCTAATGAAGCAACAATTGAAGATGTTGAGGAAACTTATATGATAGCGTGGGAAAATGGTTGCAAAGGTATTACTGTTTATAGGGCAGGGTCTAGAGAAAAGGAAGTTTTAGTTAAGGGTAATAAAAAAGAAACTGTAAAAGATGGTTATGAATTGGAGGAAAAAATGATTGAAGAAGAATCTTGTAATTGTGACTTTCCTAATATAGTTTTCGAGTCAGGATGTGAGACTTGTAAGTCTTGTGGGTGGAGTGCTTGTAAGATTGCGTAGTAAATAAGAAAATCGTAGTATAATATAAATAGAAAAGCTGTAGGAGTAGTAAATGGTATTAGGAAATATGATGAATGAGAATGGTCAACAGTATGTGGCTATGAAGGATGATAAGGGTACTTGGAGGATTCTAAATACCTGGCACGAAGACCTAAAGATGTTAAGTGCTGATGATGACATACCTGATGATAGTCCCGCTGTAGTAGCATTGTCCGAAGGGCAATTTATAGCTTTAATAAGAGAAGCAGCAAGCGCTGGGGTTTTAGAGAACGCAAACTTTGGAACTGGCGAAGCTGAACTTGAAGCTACTATTTTAGACCGTGACCAAGAAATTCAAAGACTAAATGAAGAAATACTAAAATTAAAAGAACAAACATCTGAAGTTATACGAGATGTTGAGCATTCAGAAGATTACCAGCTAAAAGAAAAAGCCATGGATAACATACTAAAGTTAGTATCAATGCAAGATATGACTAAACTAAGCAGGGATTAATAATGAAATTATCTGAATATCTACCCCAGGTCCCCCAAATGCAACAGCAGATGGCGGACTTGAATAAACAAATAAGTCTATTAGATGTAATGAAATCCGCAGGAGACACATCTAAAGCTCCAACAATAGGACTAGACTCTATTGTAAACACTTGGGTTAGACACCAAATGGCTTATCGCCAGCAACTCATAATGGACTTACAAACTGTTGTGATGTCTGTTGAAGAGATTAGAGGTCCACTAGGACACATTACAAGTGAGGTGTTTAGGCGTGGTATAGAGATAGTTCCTAAACTTGAGAAGCCTGATGGTGAACAAAAGAAACGTTTAGAAAAATGGCTAAGAGATTGTAATGTATTTGACCAAAGCCTAGAAGAGGTTATGAGACAATTCCACCATGATGTAAACGCTTTAGACGATGGTTTCATATATATAGCTAAAGAATATACAGACAATGGAGATGGTTCTGTTACATCTAGACCGATAGAGGTAAGAAGATTAAACCCAGCTCTGGTAGAATTTGATTTAGATTCTGCAGGCCTGCCAAAAAATGCACACTTCCTTTGTCCTATACATAGAGAGATAGTACAAGAAGAATCAACTAAGTGTACTAAAGAAGACTGTAAGGTTAATCTTCACCCAGCTATGTATAAGTATTATCATAGAAGCCAACACATTTATCTTACTGATAACGAAGTAATTCATTTATCTAAATTCTCACCATCTGAAACATATGGATGGTCACCAATACTTACCATTTTTGAAAAGGCATTGACGCTAGTAGGTATGGATAAGAACTTATATAGGTATTTCTTTGAAAGAAAGATGCCTGCAAGTATGTTGATGGTAACTACAGATGACCCAGAGTCCTTACGTAGAGAGCGAGAACACATTGCTGCACAAACCAGGTTAGACCCTAACTATGTACCAATGGTAGCTGTTTCTGCTAGAAATCAAAGGGGTAGAGTAGACCTTGTAAGGTTATTCCATACATTACAAGACATGGATTATTTACCTGTAAGGGATGAAATTAGAGAACGAGTATCAGCTATGTGGGGTGTTACTCCAGCGTGGCAAGGAGCTCCAGAGGCTTTTGGAGGATTATCTCAACAAACTCAACAACTAGTAGTTATGAGTCGTGTAGTTGAAAGCGACCAAAGATTATTCCACGAGAAAGTATTCCCACAATTACTAGAAGCTTTTGGTATAACCGATTATCAAATACAACTTCCTCAGCCGGAAGAAAAAGCAGAGAACACAAGATTAGCTTTTGCTCAACAAAAAATTCAGATAGTAAATCAATTTGCACAATTAGGTTTTGATATAAAACTAAAAGAGCAAGACGTACCTTTATGGGAAGCCGATTTTGTTGTTAGTGGCGAACCAGTACCTACAGCTAAGATGGCCGCAGAGCAGCAAGCTTTAGGGTTAGTACAACAAAAACAACAACAAGAACAAGCAGAGCAACAGCAAGCAATGATGGAAGAGCAACAAGAAGTTCCTCAAGAAGAGGGTATGCCTTTAGATGAAGGTGAGCCTATACAAGCTATGGAAAAAGCTATACCTAGAGAAAAAAGAAAGTTCAAAGGTAGAACTGGTGGAATAACTCCAGATTGGAGAGACAAAGCTCCTAACGAAGAAAGAGATGTTGATGAGTGGTCACAAGCTAGAGCTAATAAAAATGAACTTACCTTATCTAAATCTTGGCTTGAAAGTTTAGCAGAAAAAGGATTTCATTCCCCTCTTATAAAAGAAGTAACTCCAGACCTGACAAAGATGTGGTTCTCAGATAATAATGTAGATTACGTAGCACAACTTTCAAGTAGTGGTGTTACTAACATAGAGAAAGCTATTTTTGGAGATGCAACCAGGTTTAGTAGAGTAAAGCAAAAGTATGAAGACAAACCTAAAAAAACATCTGATGTAATTAATTTAGACGATGAATAAGTCTTGGATAACAAACCCTAGAGGACAAGATGACTCTTATAAAAGAGAAAAGAAAGCTCGACTACAAAAAGAAGAGCACAACCATTCAGAAGCTCAAGACGTGTATCGAGTTGACCTAAACCTACCTGTAGGGAAAGAAAAGATTCTAAAAGCCGAAGGTGATTATGATAGAGGATTACTAGTAAAACTACTAAAAGATGGTGGTTATGAAGTGGCTTATTGGTTAGAAAAACCTGAGCCTTATCCAATTGAAATACTAATTGATGGGAAATCTGTATCTAAAAATGCTAAGAAGATTTCTTTTAGGTTTCACCCAGAATTAAAAAAAGCTCTTCCTTTCTATAAAGAAAATGGTGGGGGAGGAAACGGAGGTGGTGGCGGTGCTGCTACTTCAGGCTCTTTTGGTAATGGCGGTGGTACAGTATTCACATCAACTAACTCTGGTATTTTTTCTCCTACTTATGGCGGTGGTGGTGGACGTAAAAAGAAACGTAAAAAGAAAGCTGGTGTGCAACGATTATCTGAGTGGATAACTGACCATTCACCTGAGAGGAAGATGGTAAAGAGTTTTGTGCTAGACTTTAATAAATGGGTTTCCAAGAAGTTTACCCAACAAACTAGTGGTGAGGATATAAACCCTCAAACTAAAGAAACTGAAGGTAAAAGAAACCCGGTAGAGTTTGATGCTAAACCAAGTGAGACAGCGGACTTAGAACAAAAGGATATGGAAGAACGAATCAAGTTACTAGATGAAAAGGATGATTCTAGAGATTCAAGGCATAAAGATTCTGGGAACGCTTCAATAGCTGCACCTGCAGGCTTAGAAGTGCAACTAGCAACCACCTGGGAATCTGGAGGATATACTTCTGATTCATTAAAGCAAGGCTCTGATAAGGATAAAGAACAAGGAGATGTCGAGGAACTTGACGACTCTGACGATAAACCAAAACTAGTCAAAATGATTGGTGAGGATACATATAAAAAGTTAGGATTATAGATGGCACATTTATATAGCAACCTTTGTTTGAAATGTAATGGGCATATGTATTTAAATCAAGATGATGACCTACAATGTATTATTTGTGGAAAGATTTTGGTGAGAACAGTAAGGAGGAATTATGATTCCAGAGCAGGCAAAATCAGAGATAATAAGAAGAAAAAAGTTGGGAGCAACTTGGACGGCCATAGCAAAGTGGGTACAAGAAGAGTACGCAGTTCAAGTGCATCGAACAACGATTCAACGCTGGTACGACAGCGAGGTATGGGAGGAGCAAGAGGGCTCCATTCCAGAAGATAGTCTATCTGAAAGAATAAAGCTAGACAAAAAACTTGCTACACATAAAGGTGAGGCTGTTTTTTACAAAAAGCTATATCAATCTTCTTTAAAGGATAATGCTAAGAAAGAAGTAATTATCCAAACCATTCAACAATACACTAAAGCATTCCCAGCAGTTCCTCTTCGTCATTCTGAAAACACAAAAAACAATCCTTTTGGTGACCAAAAACAAATCATGGTTACCCCTTTATCTGATACTCACATAGGAGAACATGTATTCAAAGAGCAAATGCGTGGCTTGAATGAATATAACTTTGAGATATTCAATAAACGTATGTATGGTTGGGCTAATCAAATACTAAAGCATGCTGCATATCGAAGGCAAATAGCT